TTTGAATGTTTCAAATGCAGTTCCACCTTTTTGTATTGCTCCAACAACTCCTGCTAGGTTACCAGCACTTAAATCAGTTATAATACCGCCAGCGGCATCAACTAATCCACCTTGTCCAAATATTGTCCCAGCACTTCCTGGTCTTGACAATGGTGATGTAATTGTGTCGTAGTTTGCTGGATTTGCAAAACTTGGAATGGCTCCGTCTGGTTTTCCGCCAGTTAATGCACCACTATAATATTTTACAGTTTCATAATCAAAGGTAAACGTATTTTGCATAATACCAGCACCTTCACTATAATTGTACGTGTCGTGTTCAAAGGAGCTTATAATCGGGTTAATAAGTGTGTAGGCAGCCCATTTATGATCATTCATTCCAAAAATTGTTATGTCACGGAAAAATGCTGGCTTTCCTGCTCTAGCACCATCCATGTAACTTTCACCAATATAACCCCAATCGTTTATTTCTCTATCCTGAGTGTATATGTCTCTAAAGCCATAAGGAAATGCTGCACCAGGATCAACTCCTTGTGCATTAGGACCAAGACTACCGTTTGTTACTGCGGCATCAAAATACTTTTGACTTGCATCCTTGTAATAATATGAATAATAATTATACCAAAGTGTTCTACTAAGGTCACTAGCATCATCATGCATGATGCAAGTAATAGGGTCATATTCAATTTGCGTCTGAACCTTGCGTTTTCTATTGTATTGGTTCATAGTTTCAACTGAAAACTTGTATGAAGGAAGTTTAACTTCTTTAACAAGCAAGTTAAGATTAGTTAAATCGTTTACTTGAAATACATTTGCAAGTTGCGGAATTTGTTGTACGTTTATATTGAATACAACGTGGAATAGAAATTTACGACGTGGAGAAAGGGCCGAGTTATTACTCGTAAAAGTTTTACTCGCATGTGTGTAGTCTTTTAGAAAATCGTTGCCAAAAAAACCTTTAAGTACGTCTTCACCGAAAGCCATAAGTTACTCCTTAAACTTAATTAGCCCGTTACAACGTCACCTAGTGTTCTTCCTACTGTAGCACCAACTCCTGTTCCAAGTGGTGTTTGAACTGCGTTGTCATAACGTATTGATGTTTCAATAGTTACTGGATCATTCGAACCGTAATCTAAATCACCATAGTTAGCATTTACTAAGAAGCAACCATATAGTTCCCATGTCTCAAGTACGTTTGGTGTGCTTGTTCCATTACCACCGTCTAGTACTTCACAACGTGTTGTAAATTTGTAATCAATACCCGAACTTGCTGATGCTTGCTCTAGAGTATCCATTTGCTTTTGAATTTGCTCACCAATTAATCTACTTACGTGTCCGCCAGCATCATCTCTAAATGTTGCTGATACTGCGTCCCATGTTTGACGACCAGCAAGATAGATTCTACTGTTGTAGATTGGAACTTCAATTTCTTCAAAGTTTATAGTTGGTCTAGTAAAAGTCATTACCTGTTTGGTAAGTTCTGTTCTAGGTGTAGACACGCCAAGATTCTCAAATACCACTCGGTAGCGATATTTTAACTTTGGCATTAACAGTCCTTGAGTAGCACTCGATTGGTCTGATGCCAAAGGCACTGTCATTCTTGTTAGCGATGATACGGCCATTTTCTAATTCTCCTTATTACAAATATTATTTATCAATATTTCGTCACAAAAAAATGAGGCCTAAACCTCATTTTCATGTATTTAAAGTACTTTAAACTGCGGCTGAGCTTGCTACGTTACCCGCTGCTATCTCGCCTGTGTTCTTAATTCTTACTGGTATGTATATAAACTCAACAGCTTTAACTGGCTCAATTGCAACATCTACATATAGTTCGTTTGCATCAATTCTAGTTGGTGTGTTATTTGATTCGTCACACACTACCAAGTAATCGTATATACCACGTTTTGCTACTAAGTCAATCATCAAGCTCTCGATAGAGTTCTTAATCTCATCACGTGTTGTTTGATCGTTTGGCTCAAAAACAAAGTTCTTACCAATTACTTCTAGTCTACCTCTAATAAATGCTACTAATCTAGCAACGTTTATTCTATCAAGTGAACTACCAGTGAATGTTGTTTTGTTACCATAGTTAAGTATTCCGCTTCCAGGAATAAACGTAATCGGATTAATTGAGTTTTCATACAATGTATCTCTTAGACCTTGTCTGACAGCAGTTTGAGTAAACTCACCTGTTATTGCATTTACAAAACCTAACTGTGTTGCATTGTCAACAGTACCACGTCGTGTGCCTGCTGGTGCTAGCCAAGGATAAGCAACATCATCTGAACGAACAACTGTTCTTAGTATCATATGTGTTGCTGGAGCAACCACAACTGTTCCGCTTAGATCAGTTGTTTGACAACTTGGGTAGAATACAGCAAAGTATGGATCTGCAGTTGTTAAGCCGTCTCCGTTTGCATTGGTTGCCCAATTAGTAATAGCAGTTCCTGTATCTGCTGTACGCATTGGCATATCACTTAGGATAAATCCTGTGTTGTTTCTCTCGTTGTTTAGTGCTACTAGGTTAGTTGCAAGTTCTTCGTAGTTAGGGCAACATAATAAGTTGTATATCTTTTGCTCTTCACGTAGTTCTTGTGCTCCATCTACTGATGCTTTTAGTGCTGAAACAACAATTGCTCTTACTGCATTTCTTCCTGCATACATAGCACCATTACTTTGTAATCCGCTTGCAGTTACCCACGCATCTGTTACAGTTGGTAATGCACCAAATGTAGCAAAAGGAAAGTCTGCAGCATTAAAGTAATTAACTTCAAAACTCTTTACATTAAATCCAGAACGTCTCATGTTCCACATTAACATTCCTTCTGGATATAGTGTAGGATCAGGCCTGTCAAGATCTACATAGTTACTTGTTAGCAAACTCTTAATAGTTGGAATGTCACCTGTAATTGGATCTGTTGTTCCGTTACCAGCCCAACGTGCATCTGCAAATAATATACCATTTTGTCCTGTTTGATCTGAGTTATCAATTAATACCCATTGATCAACAGTTAATACACTCTGCCATCTGTAAATTTGTGGATAGTTATCTAAGTCAGCAGTTGAAACCCATAAGTCACCAAATACTAATACACTATCATCACTCTGTTTTGTTGGAGCAGTTGCGGCAACAATTGGACCGTTTGGTGAAGTAGTTGCTAGTGGAAAACCTCTTTGGTCTGTAGTTACGTTTTGATAACCTTTCCATGTGCCACCACTTTGAATCATAATATCACAATCACCAGTTGCACTATAGTACCAGTTTGTTCCATCTACTGGATCAATACTTGGTGCAGTTGAGCTTGCAGTGTAGACTGGAGTTGTTCCAAATCCTAATGGAATCCAGTTACTTAGAATTACATCACTGTTATTACCTGCTCTAACTTGTCCTGTTGTAATTGCAGTGCTTATTCCTGCATCTGCAACTGGAGTACCACTTGTGTCTTTTAATATAATTACTCCGCCTAATGTATGTTCAATTTGTACTGCACCAGTTGATAATACTCTTGCAGTTGTATTTGCTACGTTTGCGGCAGTAAATGCAGTAACAAAGTCTGTAGCAGTGGTTCCGGCTAGTTGAGCTGTAACCGCAGTAGTTAATACTGTACTGTTTTTTGCACTTGCTTGAATTGTAAACGTTTCTGAACTCACAAATACAGGAGTAACAGTTGTTCCAGTAACCAGTGTTGCACCAGTTGTAAATCTTTCTAGAAACTTACTAGTGTATGTGTTGTTCTCTTGTACATTGTTCTGTACATAAAGTGAACCAGCTGCTACATTTACTCCGCCACCTGCTGGATCTAGTGTTTTTAATGCACTTTGATCGTTAGCATAAATTGGTGTACTTAATGTAGTAAATAGATCAGTTGCTACAGAATATTGTTTAACAACTAGATTTGCACCTGAGTTAACATTGTTTAACTTATACCAAACACTACCTGTTGGATGTGGTTCTGCATTTGTTGCTCCCCACGGTGGATTGTTATAGTTGTAACCTTGTTGTAGACCAGGAGCATAATATGGCTTGTCTCCACTAACAGCAATACCTAAATCTGCTAACAACGTACCTGTTAGTCCAGCTTCAACCATTAAGATGCCGTTTCCGTCATCTGTGGAACCATCATTTGATCCTGCTGAGTCAACAAATATTTGTATTTTTCCATTTGCTACTGTGGATACAATACCTGCAATTGATGCAGTATTAATATCACTTGCCATTGATGCAATCGTTGTTCCAGAAAGTGTTACAGTAACATCGTTTAATATAATAGATTGTCCGTTTGTTAATGTTGGATTAGTTGCAGTTCCAATAATAGTTGGCCATGAATTTTTCCATGCATCGCTTCCAATTAATACCCAACTGTTTGCAGTTACACTAGCGGCAGTATTCCCTGGTGATTTAAAGTACATAGGATTATTTGTGTTTGTTGTGTTGATTGCATAATCACCAATACTACCAATTGATGCTAATGGTATGCCAGAGGCTGCACCACCAACTAAATCACTAACTAATGTAATTACTGTAGGCACTTTGTTAGTAAATGTTTCTGTAGTTGCTGACCATTCAAATGCACCAAATCCGCTTACACCTACATCAAACCAGTATACTCCGTTAGCAGGATCTCCAGTTGGACGTACTAATGTTGCAGTCAATGCACTAAGGTCAATGTCTGCTCTCTGAACATATGCTCTATTGCTTACTCCTAAAACAGAGTAGGCTGCAAGTAACCCGTATTCGTTAAGTTCATAACCATTAATTGATGTTCCGGCTGCAGTACTGTAAAAGAACGGTGTACCAAATGTGGCAGCCAAATCTCTTTGTGATGTAATCAAATAAGGTTTGTTTGCATTTGCTGCAGTAGTTCCGGCGGCTACGCCTACTCCTGCTCCGCTTACTTTGTTTTGTGCAGTTGCTATCAAAACAAACGGTACTGAATTTGTTGCGGCTGGAAGATAATTACTTTCGTCTACTATCGTAACTTCTACGCCCGGGGATGTTAGTGCCATGTTTTTCACTTCCTTTAAAATATAATCTCTTAATGATATTTATAAGAATCTATCAAATAATGCCGTAAACACTGCCCTTTGCAAAGGTTTGCTTTACTAAATATCCGTATGGACAGACCTATTTGCAATGCTTGTAACCGTCGTTTTGTAGCAATAAACTATATTAACGAAGGAAAGAAACACTATCGCACTAGATGTGATAGTTGTACACGGAAAAATCGCAAGGCAAAGCCTCCAGTTCCCCGTTGGCAACTTGATGGTTACAAAAAGAAAAAATCATGTGACCGTTGCAAGTTTGTTGCTAAGAGCGGAGCACAGATATTAGTATATCATATAGATGGTAATCTTAAAAATAGTAATCTTGCAAACCTTAGAAGTGTTTGTTTAAATTGTACTATAGAAATTACAAGATTGGATCTACCGTGGAAGGTTGGAGATCTCGTTGAGGACTAGTTGTTTAAGTTGTTCCAGTGTACTGTTGTTATAGATAGTTGTATTGAACTTGTTATTCATATCAATCCATTTATATTCACTGACATGTACATCATAAGATTCCATTAGGTTACCGCCTGTTGTGTTATCTAACATTGCACACCCATACCATTCAGGAACATCGCCACGTTGTACACGCCAAATTTCTCCGCCTAGTTCTCTAATCATATCTTGTTCATTTCGAAAACGCACATCAGGGACAACATAGTCTCCTGGATTGTCTAGCATTTGTTTTTTAAGTAAACTAACCCAGATGCTATCATCAAATCCATCTCGCATACACTCAGTGCCAAACTCTTGTAGTACAATTCTAGGAGTAATATTCCTACCAGTTTCTTGTGTCCAAAAGTTATCAGGTTGTTCACGCCAGTTGCGACTTTCATCAGTGTCGCCTTCTAACATTGCTCTGTTCCAACCAAAGATAGTTGCAACACCATCTTTAAGTTTGTCAGCAAAACTTACTTTAGTAAAGCCTTGTTCAACAAGTATGTCGCCAACAGTGCCTTTGCCACTTCCAATTAATCCACAAATACCTATAATCATCTTAGTCTTGTTACTCCTAGGTGCTGAAGTGTTTGTTGCAATAGATCAATTTGACGTTTGCAATCTTCTAGTGCATGGTGACTGGCTTTTGGTTTAGGTAAATCTGGATACAAACTGTATACTGTTCTTGCATCACGCACATTCCAAAAACGCCAGGGCAACGGTAACTGCTCTTGCTTGTATGCATTTTCCAATATAACCATGTCAAACGTTGTTCCGTTTGCCCATGTAAGGTTACAATGAAAACACAACTTGCTTAGTTCTTCAAGTGCTTGCTTTAGTGGTATACGACCTTCTTCACCAAATGCTTCATCCTGTGCTTCTTGTGGCTGTGTTGCCCACCATTCAACAGTAGCATCATCAACTTCTCTGTTGGGCTGACTATCTATGTCAACTCGTGCATAGTAATCTTGAGGAAGGTAACCCAACGCATTTGGATCAAATGTTTGAGCGGCTATTGTGAGAATACAAGCGTCAGGGCCAGTACCTACAGTTTCTATATCTATCATAATGTCCATAGTATCATTATAACAGATTT